TGTTGGTCGCCCACGTTACGTCGTTGACGGACGGAATCAGGTACGTCTGGAGGGCGTCGGCGTAGGTCGTCGGGCGGACGGTTTGGAAGATGCCAACTCCTACTTGTGGCTGGGTGTACGGGTACTCATAACTGACGATGCCTTCAGCGTTAACTCCCCCAAGTCGAGGGAACACGATGCCATTGCGATCCACGAGGGCGTTGTACACGGTGTTGTATGCGTTCGTGCTATTGATTTGCGAGCCGATTGTTTTGGCGGCCACAGTCAGTCCGTCCAATGCGGTGATGGTGACCGTTGAGAACACGCCGTCGTCCTGCAACGTGAAGTCAACAATTACGCCGTGGAACACGGCCTCCTCAGTTTGTGCACCACCAGTATCTGTTAGGACGTTGATGTACACGCCTTGGGCGAACCAGTCGGTGCTCGAGTAGGTGCCACCACCACCGGGTGTTAGTGCACCGTCTTTGTTCAACAAGGTGAACGTGGCTTGGCCGCGTCCGATCACGTTGACATCGACAAATTGTCGGATGTTCATGGACATAACGCGGGACGTAAAGTCCGTGCGACTCGCTTCGGGCCCCACCTCTATGTTCCATGTCGTGTTGATTGCCACGGGTTATCGCCTGATGTTTGCGGTGGTGTTGATGGGCACCGATCCGTTGTTGCGTGACCATTCTTGTAGGGCGGCTACGACTGCGTTGGGGTCGGCCGAAGTCACCGTGACGTTGATCGGGCCTCCGTTACCCAAAGAATGGTTGGGGGTGACGTACCCTCCACGGGCTCCGAGGGTCAACAGTTCTGGGCCTTGTTCGCCGACCAGATAGGTGCCACCGGCCGTGACGGGCCCACCCATCGCTCGAGCAGGAATCCCAAACGAAAAGCCAGACGCACCGATTAGTTGGCTGGCGTTCAGGCCACGCAGTTCCCCACCGGACTGATACCAGGCGGCCAACGCAAGTGCGGCCGCTCCACCTTCAGCCTCAAACCGGATTTTGATTTCGCGGCTGGCGATCTTGCCCAAGCCTTCGGCAATGACGGCAAGGGTGCCTGCGAATTGGGCGGCCGCTTCGTTGTAGGCGGCAATGTCGGATCCGGCACCCGTGGCAAAAGCTTTGGCGGCGGCCTCCTCGAGGGCGACCAGTTCCTGTTGTGCCCGGTCAAATTCCACGGTCATGTTCAGGTTGCCTACAAGCCTGTCCCACGCCTCGTTGATGTTGTCCAGTTCGGTGGCCAGTTGATCGGCCCCGGTCGACAGTTCCTTGAACGGCTTTAGTCGGGCGTACTTGATCTGATTCAAGGCGGCTTGGTTGAACTTGTCCAGTTCGGTGGCCGCCATCTGCATGTTGTTGATTTCTTCTTCAGTAATCAACGGGTCTTTGTCGCCAGCATCCTCAAGATTGACACCGAAAACCTGTAGCAGGCCGTTCACCATTTGCATCTGGCCAGCCACCTTGTCGGTGGGGCCACCGAAAAAGGCCTTTAGGAACCCGCCGCCAATGGTCGGAATTTGCAGTTTGTTGATCTGCTCCACGGCCGTCGAGATGGCCGGCACCAGTGCGTCGCCAATCTGCAACGACAAATCCTCAATGACGCCTTTGAGGTCGTCCATGTTGTCTCGGAATTTACGGGCCTTCTCGGCCTCCTGTGGGCTAATCGTCTTGGCGTCCGACACGGTGGCCAGCGACTTGCGAAGGTCGTCCGATCCAAGGGCGATCAGGTTGGACATGTCCCGCCAGCCCTTACCCAACAGTTGGGTGGCCACACGGGCTTTTTCGGCGGGATCCTTGATTTTGTTCAGCCGGTCAATGACGTTGAGGAACGTTTCGTTTGCGTCAACGGTGCCATCCTTGGCGTACTCAACTTGCACGCCCAGTTCCTCAAACAAGTCGGGCGACTTGCCAAGGTTTGTGTTCATTTTGCCGATGGCGGTTTCTACGGTGCCTGCTTCGATCCCGAGGTCGCCGGTGACCTCCATGAGGCGTGAGGCTTCGTCGACGGCCAGTCCGGTGGCCCCAGCGAATTTGTCGGCTGACAGGGCGAGGTCTTGGAACGCGGTTACGCCTTGGGCGGCGAAGGTGACAAGGGCACCACCGGCCGCAGCTGCGAACGACGCGGCGTTGGCTCCGACGGCATCGAACACGCCTTTACCGGCCGCCTTGAATTTGCCCATGGTGCCTTCGGCTTGGGCGACCTGCTTACGAATGTCAACGAACGCACGCTCGGCCTGCTTTATGCCGGTGTTGATGAATTCGCTAACGATGGGGATTGATACGGCCATCAAATCACCTTCACGATCTTTGCCACGGTGGTCTTACCGGCCCGGTATTGGAGGGCATAGGACGACTCGTTCATGATTTTTTCCACCAGTTTCCGCATCTGTTCTTGCACGTCGCTCGAGGACAGTTCGTAGGCCTTCCACATGGTGCGAGACGGGTTGCCGTACCGGGACGACAGCACGTTGATCATCTGGGCCCCTTGGGGGGTGGACGATTTGCCTGCCATGTCGAACAGGGTGGCGGTACGGCTGTTCCACTTCATGCCGAACACGGCCGCTTTTTTCTTGGAGCCGGACGTGAACGCTTTGATGGTGCGGGTTTCTTTGCTGGTGCTCCACGGGAGCAGGCCGGTGGCTTCGTCGTTGGCCGTGGTCACGGCTTCACGGACACGGCCTTTGGCGACGGCTTTACGGGCCAACGCCTTTTGGCGGCCGCCCACGTTGTAGGCACGTTCCCAGCCGGACATCGGTGCGTCGCCCGGCAACAGACGCTTGGCCTCCATCACCATCGGCTTCGCGATCTCGGCAAAGTCACGGGTGATCTGACGACGGGTTTTCTTGTCCATGGCGTTCAGGATCGCCAAGGCTTCCTTGACACCTTTCACTTCCATGGTGGGCCCTGTCATCGCTTCGACTCCTTGATGATGGCGGCCACGGTCGCCACGTCCTCAAAGTCAAATGGTACATCAGGCGGCCACCAGCCGGTGCTGATTAGCAGTTCTGCTAATGAGCGTCGGTAGGTGCCGGGGAGAAAGGGCCTACCGCTTCCTCCGACACGACCTCGAGTTCCACCAGACGGCTGATGAACGAGTCAAACTCGACGGGCACCACGACCTTGTCACGCTTGCAACATTCCCACGCCATAAACGCAAGGTCTTCCATGCCGATGCCGGACGCGAGATCACCGGCCTTCTTGCGGTACTTGCGTTCCCATGCGATCACGGTTTGCAGGTTGGTGGTGACCACAAACGGGCCATCACCAATGTCCACCTTCAGATGAAGTTTCATGTCGGGCCTTTCAGGTTGGGTTTAGATCAGGATTCCGACCATGCCCATGTGCCACCGTTGAAGGTGACGGACACGGTGGCCAGTTCGCCCATGGTGTAGGCGACGGGCAATTCAGCCAGGAAGCCTCCGGTGAGGGTGCCGAGCGGGTTGGTGGCCGACGTGGCGGCGGACGAACCCTTAATCGTGATGTTCGTCGACGTGCCCACGAGCGACTTGAGGCTGGCGTAGGTTTCGGTGGAGGCGGTCGACCAGTACAGCTCGAGGGTGATGCTGTTGGTCTGGAGTCCGGCCGTGTACTTTCGGGCCGTGTCACCAAACGCCGTGTTTTCCAACTGATCGAACGCTTGGCTGATGGTGGCCGAGGTGCACTGGTCGGACAGATCCACCGCGTTCACGGTGACAACAGGGTTGGAAAGGTAGGTCGACGTGGCCATGTGTTACTCCTCGGTGGTGTTGGCGGCGTCGGGGGCCTTGGTCTTATTTTTAGCAGATTTGCCGGGGGCGGTGTGCGTGGCTTCAATGAATCCTCCGGCGATCAACGCTTCCACGTTGATGCCCTCCACAGGCTCGTAGATGGCTCCCAGTTCGCCGATACGGGTGGATGTGATGCGATACGGCATTGTCAACCTGCCTGTGCTTGTAGGGGGATTGTGAGGTCGTAGGCGGGGAATTCTTGCCCACCGATTTGGATGGATACCGGGCGGCCGTCCATGACCGCCACGTTCTTCTCAAGCAACTTGGCACAGATGGCGAGGATGTCGCGAAGTGCGTCAAGGTTGGATGGGCCCAGCGAAAACACACGGGCTTGAAAGGTCATCTTGACTATGTTGCCGTTCCACGATTCCCACGACGGAGCGTCCAAGAAGACGCAGGGTGGGTTGATCTTGGCGGGGTCGGTGACGACACGCAGTCCGCTGATCGTTGCCAGCGTTGCCGACAGGTCGTCGATGGCTTCGTTGAATAGGTCGGTGTAGGCCATCTCATGCGACCTGCGGACGGCCGATGCCGAGCAGCTGCTTGATGAGCGGCGACAGGCCGACAGTCGGGGCTTGGCCCATCTCGGAAAACGACGCGAATTGGTCGATGGCTCCACGCTGACGGTACAGGGCTCCGCCGTACATGATCGTGCCCAGCGTTACGTCGCCGGACGGGCTGGTGGCCAATGCGTCGATGTACCCGGACTCCTGACGTCGGCGATAGCAGAACGCATTGGCGGCGGCCGCACACTGCGTCAGGAACGCGGTCTCGGCACCACCTGCAAGCGTGATGCCAAGCCAGTCTTGAATCTGCGTGTAGGTAATCCAAGTGCATGTCGGGCTGTAAGCGATCGTGCCGGTGATGGCGTTGATGTCCTCGGGCGTCTGGCTCGAGGCCCACATGACCGCGTTCGCCAACGGGTACGAGGTGTCGTACTCGATAATGCCGTCGCTACCAACGTTGACCGGCAAATACTGTGGGAGGGCGTACACCGTGTGCGTGCCGTTGTACGCCGCTCCCACACCGGCCACTGTCACCGATCCGCCCACCACGATCTCGTTGGGGGTGAGGGT